TGGTGCCGATTTCGACGCCAAGGTTGGTGCGAGCATCTGCAGCATTACTTGCGCCGGTGCCACCATCGGCAACTGCCAGATCTGTGATTCCAGTGATCGTGCCACTGGTGATGGTCAGGTTGGTAAGGGTTGCGCCGTCTGAGTCAAGAACGGCAATCGTCCCAAGGCCAAGTGTGGTGCGTTGGGCGGATGCGTCGGCGTCGTCAAGAATTGCACGACCGGCTGCAGTGCAGTTGATTTCCTCGACAATGCCCTGCCCGGAAGAAAAACGGCCCAGGATGCGGTCTTGGTTTACGCCTTGGATCTTGACGAAAGTAACCCCGCTATCGGCAAGCGCAGCCGTTCCAAGCTTGGTCGTACTCGCTTGGTTTAGTTTTGATAAATCAATTGAACTGCTTGCAAGCGTATTGAATTGTGCAGTTGCAAGATCGCCTACTGTGATCTTTTTAGTTTCGGACCCGCTAAGGTCGACAATCGCAAGAAGGTCAGTTGCGGCAGTACCAGCAGCGGAGAGTGCGGTAAGCTGTGTAATACGTTGGTCAGCCAAGGCCCGTACTCCTGACGCAAAGACGTGTGTAGTCTCAGTTTAGTCCGTGACTTCCTTAAGCAAGTAGTCAACAGATTGCTCCACTTGGATGCGGTCGGTGTCTTCTTTGAGGATGTACTCGATTGGACGGCCAAAAATTAACCGCAATTCGCCGGTAGTTACAAAATCAATGGTTGCCGTAATTACGCCATCGGTAGGAACTGTGATTCCAACATTGGTAATAACAGCAGTTAGCTTGTAAAAAACAGTTTTTGTTTCAGGTGTAATTTCGCTGTCGACGAGGTAGAAAAATGCGTCGAAGGCGCAACCCAGATCCAAGCGCTGGATCGTTTGCATTACGGATAGCGGTGCTTCGTCGACTCCAAGGGTTTCGTAGTTAAACGCGCAATCCATGCGGCCGCTGCCGCTTAGCAAACCTGCGTTGTATTGGTTGCGGAAATAGTCGTTAAGGGTTGTGCTGTCAATCGCTTCGCGTGATGCATTTAGCTCAAATCCAGTGACGTTGCCGAGCCTCGTTGCACCGACGTCTCGAATTTTTAAATTCGCTTGAATCGGATCGCCTGTAAAAGCCTGCAGCGCAATCTCTTGTGAGCGGTCGTTATTGACGGCTGCAGAAAAACTTGTGTAGAGGCGTAGGCCACCTGCTTCGTTGACGTGAACAAAACACGTAAACGTGTCTTCAATTTGATTAGACGTCCAGTTAGATGCCGGAATAAATGCAAGGCCGCGCGTATCTTCTGTACGTATGTCAACCCTGTCACCGACAATAACGTTGTCGATAGCACCATCAAAGCCAACGCGATTAAGGCTTAGCGAAATATCGTCAGGTTCGATTGCAGCGGATAACGTTCCAAGCTCGAGTTCAGGCCCTCGCTTGAAGTTTACGGAGCCATAGTTACCGAGAAAAAACGCCATTAAGCTGTTGCATTAAAAGTCTGGGTAAATTTCCCGTCGACCGTAAAGTTAATCGAAACTGTGCTCAACTCTCCGGTTGATACAGACATTGATGCAGAAGTAATGTAACCTTTACATATAATGTCATCAGCAAGAGCATTCGACGCGTTTAGTTCAAAAGTAAGCAAGTCTGCTTCGGTTGCTCTATTTTCACTCATGATACCGCTATCTCTAAGAACATTAAATGCGTCTGTATGTGTAGCTGTGTTTTCGTTCTGTAGCCGGTACAGCAAGAGGGTTGCGCTTCCAGTTGCGCCTTTTACACCTGGCGTAAACGTGTTGAAGTTGCTGTCGATAGAGTTTGTCGACAGTAGTTCCATGGTGGATTCCAAGGACCAATCACGGATTTTTGCGACTTTTTTACCCCTAATTTTGAGGGACCCGGATCGCCCTGTATAGAACCCAGCCATGATCGGACGCGGTGGACATTGCTCTTATATTAGCTGACGTCAAATTTGAAGCTACGGAAGTCGGCAACCTTAGCTCGTAGCTCGTTATCGCAGGGGTATTCCATGGCTTTGACCGAAACTTCGCCTTCCTCTTCTAAAGCGACTTCTGTAATACGGAAGACACGCTTTGATGGTGCGTCAAAGCCCATAACAAACAACCAGCCAACGTAAGGAAACAAATCATCAGCCTTTTTATTGGTTACCTGCTTGTTGTTTAGCTTTACTGTCGCTCCAGACTTCTGGTCAAATAGTAGGAAGTTGTAGCGGCCGTTTCCTACTTGGTCATGCAGTGGGATGTTTAGTTCGCCCCCGTCCATGACGATTCCAGACGAGTAAGCGTCCCAGCTGGTGTTGCCGACGTCAACGTAGATAAACGCCCCAGGTTCTAAAGGGTCTTGCGATGGGAAGGTTTTAAACTCGATGCCACGCCGAATGTGTCGGCGTTGGTTGACCAGCAGTTTGCCGATCATGATGGCCTGTTCTTTTTGTGTTACAAAAGCGCTGGCGTCAAAAGTCTCGTTTACAGCTTTGCTTCGGCTGACATCTTTTAGTTTCACTTCGACTGTCGCTTTTTTGTCGAAGACAGACTCGACAGTAGTTTCCCGGTAAATAACGGTTGCAATGAGGTCTTGGGTCGTTGGGCCGTAGTCCAAAAACTCTTCTTTGTATGAACCTTCAAGAATGTTGCCGGTAGTAAAGAGTGCGCTTATTTGCAGAGGAACAGGTAGATTATTGTTTTCAGCTGCACGTCCAGCACTGTCCGTTGGGATTGCGGGGACAAGAGCGTCTTTGCCATTTTTGCGGACAAACTCAAGCAAACTAAATGGGGCGTTGGAGATCCAGAACTCCCTCCAAGATGTGAGGTCTGCGATGACGCCATCAAAAAACAGCTGGATTCTGCGGCCGCTTTCAACGGGTAGATGGTTGTTCTCGCAGAAGTTCTTTGCTTGGATCAATTGAGCCTTATTTAAAACAGCATCTGCACTTGGTATGTACTTACCTACGCCGTTGACGGGGTCAATGGCTGTATCAACAAAAATATCAGGAGCGTAACTGGTGCTATTTTGGTTTATTTCAAATGGGTCGCTTGGACGTTTAGGTACTCGGTAAGACGCTTTCCCTTTTTCTACATAAGCAGTGACGCTGCGAAGATCTTCAATGCCTCTTCCGGCACGGATAATAAGTCCCATCGTCGACATATCCTTATATCGACTTCCTAAAACTTCAGTTTCACCAGCTCTAATCTGCTGTTCTGTTACACCCGCCAAAGTAAACTCCGGGCCGCCGTTAAAACTGAATTGAATTTGTGAATCAGCATTGTTTGAGAACATAGCGTGCTCAAAAACTTTTTTGGGTTTTTCTGAATCTTCGTATGCCTTCGGAAAACCATCAGAGGCAAGTCCATACTCTTTTCGTCCGGACCACGCCCAAGAAACGCCTTGCTCTGTTTCCTTTATAACCTCGCCTTCACTTTCGATAAAGCCCACACCTTTTTGTCCGTTGTGTCTTATCTCAGCAACTAAATCAAAAACAGGTTCAAACTTGAACTGCCATCTTTGCCTGAGTTTCTCAGGTTCAAAATTCAGTTGGGAGTACAAGCTGCTTTCCGATCCATGCCTGACTGCAAAGACGACAGGAAAAACGTTGTAAGCCGCATCCTGAATTCGTTTGTACTTTACGCGGAAAAAAATCGTTCTTGCTTTCAGACCGTTATCGCTATCGCTGTAATCACCTGCTTTGTTTTCGCCGTATCTACGTTGTCTACCTGAAATCCTACGAAATGCGGATGCTTTAAGGGAAAATTTGACTATGTCCACTTCAGAAATAGTTTCGTACGAACCAGACTCAGCTTTGACTAAGCATTTGGTGTGGAAAGATTTGTTTCTTTTTGCAAAATTTTTCTCTTGAATTTTTCTATCCCAGTCACTAAGTAATTCAATAATTTGATCAACTGCTGCTTGTTTTTCGTCGATAAGATCGTCATAAAAATCGTTTATAGCGTCAGCGCCTTTTTGGTCGATGATAAGGTTATTAGCTACCCAAGTATCAGAAAGCAAGTTTTCTAACTGTTTAGTGCCTGCAATGTAAGTGACACCGTCAATTGCTGTATGTTCTTTTTTTGAATCCCGTACCAGGTTAATAAAAGGTCGCCTCTGTCTTTTAATTACCCGTGCTTCGCGGTTGCGTTTTTCTTCGTTTATAGTTTGAAGTCTTTCTTCTATTGCGTTTAAAAGTTTTTGCTTTTTCTTTTTACTTTTATTAGATTGTTCAACTTCCACTTGCTCCCGTTTTTGCTCTTTTTCCTGTTTTCTCAATGCTTTTAAAACGTTATCCTTTTTTAATTGTTTTTTAATTCGGTTGCTTAAAGCTCTTGCATAGTCTGTTTGAGCTGGCGCTCTTCTGTACACATCATATTCACCCACTTTAATTTGCTCAATTAAGTCTTCTTGTTGTCTGAGCTGCTTGCGTATGTCTTTGCGTGTTTCAGAAGTTTTGAGCTTTGGTGGATTATTGCTTGCACGGTTGCGTAACTTTTTAGTGTACTCAATGGAACCTTTGCGTTCCACCTCTTTACTTTGTTCCTGGCCGTTTTTATCGGTCCAACTAACGGTGTCAGTTCTTGAAAAATTGTAATCAAGGCCAAAACCTGTGATGTTGAATTTGTCTTTTTGTTTTGCATCGCCTTTCAAACGCTTGCGAGTTTGAACGTATATTGACAGCCTAAGGTCAGCATCGGATGATTTAAGAGCACCGTCACTGTTGTAAGGTGTGCTTGGTTTTTGGCCTCTTTCTATACATTCGAATTTGAAGAAAGCATCGCGCTTTTCAATGCTCCTATTGTCGTTTCTAATATTTTTCAACCTAAATTTTGCCGTTCCTAGCATGTAAGTTGCGCCGTAATCTAAGGCGTCTACGTATTGTTCACGTAAACTTGCACAATTTTTTGCGATGTTATCGTCACCAGATCTATTACGATTATCTTTAAATTGAATAGTTACTTCATCGCCAACGTCAAAGAAACTTCCTGCCCCTGGGTAGGCCTTGGTTTCGTCAGTAAGACCCTCAATCTTTACCCCATTAGGAGCGTCTTTTTGGTCGCCGTCCTCATCACGGCCAAGCTGCTTTACAAAGATGGGAATTGGGTCGTACGCACCAAACGAGATGGCCGTTGTGGGTGTGTAGGCTTGACTGAAGCCGTGTGGCGCATTTCTAGTTTCCGGTCTTAAACGCGAAACCTTGGTCCCGTTTGTTACGCCTTTTTTTAAAGAAGGCGGCAAAAATGAAATTTTTTGTCCTGTTGTGCCCGCTTCTTTGCCCTGCGGAATACCAAAAACGATGTTGCTGAATCGAACAGGGCCTGAGCCGGCTTTATCAAAAAAGAGCAAGGTAAGAGTTGGGTCTAAATCTTTGATAGCAATTTGACCAAAGGCCGTAAGGCTCGGATCAATTTTTTTAATCGTGCTCGCACCGAGTACAAGCAGCATCGTCATGTATTGCGACGAACCGTAACTTTCAAGCTCTGACCAAACCAACGAACCAGCTAGACGCACACCGCCCCTGCTGTTTTGTTCTTTGTTGGTGTAGACAAGGTTTACTGGGTCGTTGTAAACCGCTAGTTCTTGGGCTGAGTTAAATCCGAAAGTGGGTGCAAAGCGTTCTTCCCTTTTGCTGCGACGTTCCCCTTTAAGAGAAGGAACTTCGGGTTTTGGTGTCAGCAGCGCTGAGCCAACTTGAAACAGAATGCCAATGACGGTCAGAACAAGCGCTTGTGTTCCAGGGTCTGCGTTTCTTACGTCGAGCTGGGTGCCAACTTTGGGGTCTTGGTATTCACGCTGAATATCGACAAAATTTAGATACTCTTCTTTTGTTACGCCAAGCGTTTCGATCAGCTGATGCTCGTAAGGAAGAAGCTTGCGATCCATCAGTCAACCCAGAAATAATGTGCAGTTGCACGTTCCACCGGAACACAAATGACGCGGCAACCTGGCGAAATACAGATCAGACCTTGATCTGTCACTGTGCCGAGGGCTGCGTTGTCTGGATCGGCGAGCAATGCAACAGCACCAACTCTTGGTATTTTAATCCGCGTACCGCTGTGTAATAACCAGCGTGCCATCCGTCTTGGTGGTAAAGACTTTTCGTCGTAGAGCCAGTAGGCCCACGAGTATTTTTCGCTGTAGTCAGAAAGGCCGAGCCTGGAACGGATTTCGCAAACGAGTTGAAAGCAGTCAGTTTTGCCGCGCCCGTCGTTTGGGTTAGCGCCCCAGCAGTATTCGAGACCTATAAGGTCGTTCATCGGAAATTCAGTTGAGAATCGAGTGGCAGGATTCCGGCATTTTGAGCGGTAAGCGTTCGTCCAGGCAGGTTTGGTGTAATGCCGTCAAGTGCAGAACGAAAGCGTAGTTCCATCGTATCTTCACTAAACGAAGCGCCGATTCCTACGAAATAACTCGAAAACCCGCTTTTATTGACAATCGCGCCTTGGCCTGTGATGTAGCGAGTGTGGACAGCTAAGGTGCTTTTTCGGTTGCCTTCGCCATATTCCACAAGACGTACCACGTATTCGGTGGCGGGAAACAAAAGCTGTATTTGTTCGTTGTCGCCGTTGAGGCTTGAAACGCCGCCTTCAATTTGAAACGGCGCAAAGTCGTATTGCTTGCCGCTAAAAGTTTTTACTTCCTTTATAAAGAAATTTTGATACCTTTGAGTACCCTTTCCAGCAGGCTTGATTTCAATGAACTGACAGATGGCTATGGTTTGATCCATTAGACCTTGATCTCGCCTACGAGTTTGACACTAACAGTACTTACGCCCTCAATCACAGACTTGACCTTTGGTGGTTCGGCGTAGCGCCACCTCAAATTGCTGTAAGGCTGTTGAATTTTGCTTTCAAGGCGATCAGTCATACCGGCAAAAACTTTATTCGGTAGTTCAAACGTTCCAAGTGTTGTTGAAACGTCGTTGTAGTGGTCGATAATGTCGACTGCCCTTCCTGCGCCGCTCAGCAGTTCGCCGCCTGAGTCGGCAATGTTTTTGTACTCAAGAGTCAGGGTGTAACCAAGTTGTTTGTTGCCGAAGACGCGCCGGACTGTGACGCCTGATAAAGCTCTGTAAGTCTTTACCGGAAGCTCCCCCATCTGAAAACTTCGAGATGAAGGTTTCATTGGGGGAAATTTACGTGCCATCAGATACCTACGCGGCGGCGGGTTGCAGGGCTATGCTGCATTTTATCCAAAGTCATGTTCATACCTCGTTTCGCACCGTCGCTTGCAGCTTGTTTGCGGGTGACGGCCATGGCGGCTTCGAGTTGCTCGCGGCTGACGTATTCCGTTCCACCGATATTGGTGGTCTCGAAGCTGAAGTTCAGGGCCGGTGCGTTTGACCGCTGCCTGGACATAGCCGAGCGGAGGTCGCTGTTGGAGTCGATGCGGCCAGCTTGTGTTGGGCGGAACAGTTCTGGTCCGTTCTCGCCGACCATGTAAGTGCTGTTGCGGTTGACCGGACCACCGTTTGCTCGTGGAGGAACAAAAGATCCATATCGGCCACCTGTTCCGTAGTAAGAGTTTGCCTCCAAACCTGGAACGCCTGTACTGCCTTTAGTAGGCGTACCGCCGCTCAGACCGGCAAAGGCTTTGGCGATGCCGATGGCGATGTAGGTGGCGATCATTTGAGCTGCAGCATTGATTAAAGCGTCGCCGACATTTTTCAAGAAATCGGCAAATACTTCTTCGGCACTCTTCGTACCAGCAATTAGTTCAGACACGCCGGTGGTCATGGCGGTGGCAAAGGCGTTGCCAATGCCGAGCACTGCTGATTCCAATGCTTGTGCTTGGGTTTGAGCAATAACCATTTCTTGGGTCAGCTGTGCCAATTTGTTGGCTTCTTCCATAGTTCCGCCATCAATTAAAGTTTTTTCGAAAGCTTGGCCTGCTTGGCCAATAAAACCTGCTTGTAAACCCGCACCAGCAAATCTGGTTTGCTGCTGGATGTCGAACTGCGCTTCAACTTTTCTTATGTCTCTAAGCAACTCTAATTTTCTTTGCAGTGTTTCAACTTCTTCCAAACTTATGCTGCCAATAGACTTAACTATTCCGTTAAGTTCTTGATTTAGGCGGACTTCTTCTTGCGTTCCGTTTAGTTTTGCTTGGATAAGCGCGATCTGTTTATCTAAATTTGCATTAGCTTCAACGGTAGCTTTAATTGCACGCTCTTTTTCTGTACGTTCTTTGATTGTAAATTCGGCGTTTGCTTGTTGAATAGCAAGATTTGCTTTGGCTATAATTTCTCTTTCTTTTTCTAGTCTTAGCTCCTCTCTAAGCCCTCGCTGTCTAAGTAAAAGTAGTTGATTATCTCTTTCTTTTTCAATTGTTGCAATTTGTTGGTCTCTAATTTGTTCGTTACTAAGTTTGCTGAACGGTGTTGGATCGGGCATTATAAAATCTTCAACACGTTTTTCAGCTTGGTTTGCTTCGATTACAGCTGTAAGAACTGCCTGTGCATCTTGTAAGCGACGTTTTATAGCTTCCGCTCTGCGGTTTTCTATATCTAAGTTTTCTTTGTTGAGACGGAGCTGCTCTCGCATGTTTATTGTTGCAATATCTCTAGCAGCGTTTAATTCTGCTTCGCGGAATAATTTTGCTTTTAGTAAGTTAACCGAAGCAACTGCTTCAATACGTTCTTTTCCAGTCAGTTTTAGTGCTTTTTCTAATTCAGCATTTATTCTTTGCCTAATACTTGCTTTATCTTTTTCAAGTTGAACTTGCCGTCTGGCAATTTTATTTTCTGCAGAATTAGAAGGGCCGATTCGTGCCAGCTTGAGGTCTAGATCTGCAGTTTGTTGTGCAAGCCCTAAGGCACGCAAAGTTTCATCAGCAAGTTTTTTCATCTCTGCTGTTGCTTCTGCTGCTGCAGGAGCAATGCTTTCAATAGCTTTTTGTATATTTCTTGCTGGGTCAATTATGTCTTCGACCGTCCTAAGGAGACCGCCTACAGCCGCAATAATACGGTTTATAAATTTGAAAATTTCAGCCACTACCTTCAGTACACCGGCTAAAGCAGCGGCCAAAGGAGCCGCAACCGAACCAAGCAAGACGCTGCCTGATGCGACAACTTCGTCAAAAGCTGCTTTAAGTAAATTGCCTGAATTAGCGATGTCTTTAATTACTGTTGCTGTGCTTCCTGTTTGTTGTGCAACAGTTTGTTCGACTAAGGCCCTGGCTCGTGCAAAGTTTCCAGACTCCTTTAATTTTTCAACTTGGAATTTAAGTTCTTCAGATACGCGTATAGCTGACTGTTCAAGTGTGCTTAAGTCTAAAGTGCGCAGTGCGTTACCCATTTCTGTAACGCGCTTTGTCGCATCGTCAAAGGCTTGGCCGATTGCCGTACCAACCAAAGAAAGGCCAAAACCAAGTTGACCGCCTGCTTTACCACCAAAGAAACCACCTAAAGCACCGCCAGCCGATGCCCCAAGTCCTTGGCCAAACAGCAAGGGGAAGGCACCGCCTATAAGCGCATTTTCTTGGCCGCGCCTTAGCGCAGTGCCTTTTTTAATAGCCTCTTGTATTTTTTGTTCAGTTCTTAATTCACGTTGTTTCAAAATACCTTGCTCCTGAATAAGCCTTGTGTCTGTCTTTTCTAAATTGTTAATGTCAAGCCCCACAGCACGTTGCCTCTTTAAACCGTCTGATATTTTCTGGTTAAATGTAATTTGATCGTCTATAAGGCTGTTAATTTTTTCTCTTTGAGCAACTTCTCTGTCTAGGTTTATTTCTGGGAGTGCAACGGGAAAACCGGATGCGGCTCGGGCTCCTGCTGCAGTGCGCACTGGGGATATGGGACTTGACTGTCCTGTTAAAGTCTCAAATCCCGTTAAACGATTAGTGCGTTCTACCGCCTCGCCCGTAGCAGTTTTAACAAGACCTAAATCTACTTGGCGTTTTTCTTCAGCAGCCTGTTTTTCTAAAAAGCGAACACCTCGTTGACGCTGACCATTAAGCGCAGTTTCAATACGAAGTTGACTTTCGTTTGCTTTAACGGAATCATCTAAAAGCTGGAGCCCGCGTTCTTGGAACTCGGGTAAAGCTAGTTGAGCAGCTGGTTGTTGTGCTCTAAATTTGGCTGCATCTGCTGTTCTTTGTAGAACAGTTAAATAGTCTGCCTGTAAATCTAAACGCGCGTTATGAGCGCGAATTGAATCTTGGTCAAGCTTAGCTAAGTGCTCTCGTACAGCTGCTAAATCCTTGTCAGCTTGGAGTTGACGTTTAATTCTTTCATCTACTGGAGAAGAAGCAAATTCTGGATCTCCTTGTCTTCCCGTGCCAGTAGGTACTTGCGGTCCGTATCGTGCTGCCGAAAACCCAGTTGAAGCCGCTTGGACAACACGATTAGCTGCAGTTTGCTTAGCAATTTGTTCTGTAATTAAACGGTTTTGTCGTGCTCTTGCTTCATTTGCTTCGCCTAATGCTTGAACGTACTGTTTTACAGCGTCTCGTTCTTCTTTTTGACCAAGCTCAACGTCTTTAAGATTTTCTGCGGCTACGTTTAAAGCATTACTATAATTTCGTACACTTTGAATAAGTTTAGGGTCGACAGGGTCAAAAATACTTTGATCATTTATATCGGTTATTTTTCGCGCAAGTGTATCAATACGTGTTTGTAGTTGTTCAAGTCTTTTTGCGCCCTTTACGCCGATCTCAATTTCAGCTCTGTAAGCCACAACCGGATCGACATACCTGTTTTCCTACTTTAGCGGCGGCGTTTGGCCTTATCCATCTCTTTCTGCTGCTCGTCGTTGATTACCTTGAAGTAGGCGCTCCAGCCGATGAGTTCTTCTGGGGTCATGGTGGCGCGAACTTGCGACAAGCTCATGCCCAGTTCTTTGGCAACGCCAAACTGCAACATGAGCCAGTTGTCTTTGCGAAGTTCAGCGCTCAGGATTTTGGGTCCATTTCGGCTGCTTCGTCGTCGGTAAGGACGCCAAGCATCAGTGCCTGCAGGTCTTTGTCTTTGACCTCATTTTTGAGGACGTCGATTTCGCCTGCGTTGAACAGCTTTTGGCCGTTTGAATCTTGGGCTTTTGCCACTAGGAGTTGCAGGGCGAAGGCGTTGGCGTCGTCAGACTTGGCGTTGCGCTGGGCACGCTCGCGTTCGGCCATGGTCAGCGGCGTCACGTACATCTCGAATGACGTTCCATCCGAAAGCTCGACTTCTTTTTTGACGGGCTCAAGATTTGCTGCTTTGCGGAGCTTGTCAATTGCACGCAGGTTTGAGGCGGGCATTAGTTACTTTGACGTACAAACGTAATGTAGCGGACTAGCAATAAAAAACCCCGGCAGTTAGCCGGGGCGAGCACCCTTGTTTGAATTCTAAGTTATGAGGACTTGGAGAAGTCGAAGCTTGGGGTGGTGGTTGGGCGGAAGTTGATTTCCACGGCTTGGGCGTCATCAGGGTTGATGGCCAGGCTTGCGGAAGTCAGGTTGGCTTCGAACTCAATCGAGCGTGACTTGGTGTTGTCGACAGTGCCACTGGTGAACACTTGGTCGGTGTAGAGCTTGAACTTACAGCCGGTTTGGATGCGCTGGAGGGAGTCCTCAATCATCCGGTTGCCCAGTGCGTCGTCGGTGTCGGTGAAGTACACCGTTGCGCTGCCTGAACCGTCAGCGAAACCGGCGATGAACGTCCGGAACGGCACGAATTGGCCAGGGGCGTTACCGATCGTGGTGACGTCGATTTCGTCGCGAGTGATCTCAAAGGACCATTCACGGACTTGTGCCACGGAAGCAAAGCTTGCGTACTCGACCTGGAATTTGTTGGGAGCGAGTGCCGTTCCATCATCACCGATGGAAATGGTTGAACCGCCGGAAGTAGCCGACACCTGCATAACACCGGTGGTGTTGGTGTAGGCGATTACGTAGTAAGTGGTACCAGCAGAAATGCCGTTTGGCAGGGTGCCGGATCCGCTACCGCCGGTGGTGGTGTTTACGACACTGAACACAACCGGGTCACCGGTTTTGAAGTTCAGGAATGGAGCGACGGTGAAGGTGTCTGCAGAGACATCAACATCGGATTCCGCAAACTGGCCTAGAGTGCCAGCAGGTTTGTAATACAGGGCACCAGCAGTGCCGGACAGAACGGTGGCGGCCATTGGCGTACCGGAGAATGAGGTTTTCTGCGGGCACTGCCCGGCTACTTACAGGATAGCCGCTTTCTAATTAGCTCAAAACACTAGCTTTGTATCCAGTTTGAATACGACCCACAAAGTGGGGTGAATTATCGGTTGACGAAAAAGATGGGCCGTCAATTTGACCGACGCGGAAAAACACACCAGTGCCTGTGTTAGCCGTTTCGTTAATAGTTTCCAGTACGTCGACTGCAGTCGTCAAAAGGGTTTGGTTACGAGCGGGGCCTTTGCCTTTTTCGGTAAAAACACGGATAACTACAGCACCACGGGCATAGTCGACGCTGCCGGTCAAAGTCGGTTCGTTTGTAATACCAAAGGTGACGTTCACACGAACGTATTCGGTAGTTGTGTTTGGTGGGACTGCGGTAATGTTGTCGAAATAAACCGGCACTGCGGGGGACAGCCCGTTGAACGCTGTTAAAAGCGGGTTTTCAATTGCAGCTCGGATGGCCTGATAATTCATAGCTCGCTAAACAGGTCGTCCATTTCTATTTTGACTGCTCGGTCAACTTTGCCGCTTTCTACATAAGTTGCGAACCAGTCCAAATCAGCGGTTGCGCTTGACTCGCGATCATCTGGCCCGCCTCCAATCAAACCTCGGTAAGTCGGAACTTGCATGTCCGTCCCTTCCCCACCTTCTCCTCTGGGGCGACCGCCATCGCCTTCACGAAACTTGCTCCGGCCCAAAGCCGTCTCGGGTCTTTCAGTAGGTCGAAACCATTCAGCTTCGACTAAGTCAGTGGCTTCAGCCACGTAGTCCGAAAAATTCGAGATAGTAAATACAACGCGGTCTTTAGCCAAAGTTGCTTTTAAGGCTTGACGGCCTGTCAGTGCAGGGACTGGCAAGGGTTTAGGTTCGCCAGGTCCACCGGTTCCTTTGAACGAACGGCCGTCAGAAGTTTCGATTTGCCATGAGTTTGAAAATCGGCCGGTCCAGCTAGGGCCTTCTTGCTGCAGTTCGCGAATAGTGCGATGTGCGGCGCGGATGGGGCCAAATGAAACAGCGGAAGCCGCGACCATGTCGAGCTTTTTAGCCAGTTTCATAAAATCGTTTTTCGCCATTACTGCGGCCTCGCGATGATGCTGTGCATGACAGGCTTGTCGCCACGCTGAGTTTTGACGTCGAGGATCTTGGCTTCGCGGGTTTCGCCAGCTTGGGTGTACTGGATGCGGTCAGCCTGGGTTGGGTAATAATCGCCCAGTTCCTTGTTGCCGAAGATGATTTTGAGGTCGGTGGTTTGGTACAAGCCCTCAGACTCGCTGACGTTGACGCTGCTGATAAACGCACGGACAGTTACGTTGGTGTCCGCACCAGTGACTGACCCGGTGGTTGGGTCGTAGGTGCGCGGGGTGGTGGTTTTGATGTAGGTAATGTCCCGGCCCCAGTCGGTTAGTAGTGCCTCGGGGATAGAGCCGAAGATCTCGTCAATTAGTGCCATGTCAGCCGCGCTCCACGCGGACGGAATAGTTGGAGCCACCCATACGGCAGTAAGGGCCGAGGTAGGTGGCTACCCAGGGGAATACGTCGAAAATGTTGTTGACCAAGCTGGCAGTTTGGGACTTGGTGTTGTACTTAACTTCGAGGTCACCCAGCTTGACTTCCTCGTAGACGCCATCGGTGCCTTTGCTGCCGATAACTGCGTCAGTGTCGTTGGCAAGAGCGCGTGCCAGTTCAAAAGCCGCGATCTTGACTTCGTCGGGAATAAAAGTGCACTTGATGTCAACGCCGTCGACTTTGTACTCTTTGCGGGGCCATTTCAGTGCTTGAGTGGTCGTGCAACGGGTGCCGTAATACGTCAGGCCGTCGAGCCAGGTGGTGGCTGAAATGATGGCGCGGTTTTTCTGGTCGTCAGTTTTGTCGTCCCAGTTCGCGCTACTTGGGACGGTTTCAAAGTATGAGTTTGCCTCGGCCAGCGTCACGTAGCTGTTGGCCGCAGTGCCTTGAAGAGTGGCGTCAATTGTTGCGGCCACGGTTTAATACAACCTTTTTCTGAGTCTAGCTTTGGTCTTCTTTGCCGGTTTGGGTAGCACGCAGGCGTGGTAAACCGTTCCACCGGATAGTTCGATTTGGGCTTGGTGCTCGCCTAAGTCGCTGTTTGGTACGTCAATAAAACTTTTTGTGTTATTGGTCAGAATGAAGAGTCGCACTAATTCCATGACAGCCCAAAAGTCTGATTCAGATGCCTGCAGCGTAAAGAAGCCTGCTACTAAAGCTTGTGGGTTGAAAAAACCCGCAGCAGACAAGCCCCGGAAATGGTCCGACGTCAGCAAGCAAATTGTGGAGCTGAGGTCCAAAGGAGTCACTGTTCCAGAGATTGCTGCTGAGTTGAAGCTGAACTACGCGCTGGTGAACCAGCACTGCTTGCGGTCGTACAAGATGACTATTCGTAGTCAGGAAGTGTTTGACCGCTGGGAGAAAAACCGGCTCGGATTGGCCTGATAGGCAAGAAAAAAGCCCCCTTTCGGGGGCTGCAGCTCCTGTGTTCCTCTTGAGGTTATCAGGAGTATGCGGTGCTGTCGAAGGGGGTGTTGACCAGCAGACGCACGATGGGAACCATCTTGGTCGTGGAGAACACCAAGCCCCAGCTGCTGGTGTTGGCCAGGTTGCCGGAGGTTGCGGCGTTGGTGGGGTTGTCGCCTGCGGCGGACCACTTGGTGCCAGTGATGTGGAAACCGTAGTGGTAATCCACAGCCAGGATGTCCTGCATGGACAGGATGTTCCGGTCGGCGGCGAGGCGCAGATCCTGTTGGATGCCCTCGGAAACAACGCCAGACTTGAACATGTAGACGGGGTACTTCACCGCGTGGGTAGCGGTACCACCGGTCAGGTAGGACAGCTGGTCGTCGATAACGACGCGCAGACCAGCGAAGGTTGCGACTTCGGGGTTACCGACGCCGACACCGCCGCCACCCCAGGTCACTGCGCCAGAGGCAGACAGTGCAGAGGTGCTGAACACCAGCATTCCGATCTGTTGCAGGTAGTAAGCAACGGCGGAGTGCATGGCGATCGTGTCGATCTCTTCGCCACGCTCACCCAGCAGGTTCTTGGCTTCCAGGACGTTGCCAACGGAGATGTAGTTGGCTTCGGCAGGGGTTGCGCCTGCAACGGAAGCGTCGTACTGGTTGGGTCCAAGGACGCCAGCGGCGGTAATGCCACCGAACAGACCCAGCAGCTGGGACTTCAGGGTGGAAGTCTTCAGCTTGTTGATTGCTGCGGTCAGCTGGTTGCGGACGTGAGCGAGGGGGTCAGCTCCGGATCCGAGCTTGCTGAGATCATCTGCGGCGTAGCTGAAGCCACGGTGCAGGATCGTCATGATCTGCTCGTCGGCGGAGGTGCCCTGAGGGGTCAGGTAACCAGCGCCACCGGTGCCCCAGGTCGCGTTGCTGAGGATTTGCTCCTCAGTGGGGTTGATGGGGTCATGGAACGGCACACGCACGCGAGTACCGCCGGCACGGGCATCCAGAGCGGCGTTGCGCTGGATGATGCCGCTTTGCACCCACTTCGATTGCTCGAAAATGCCTTCAGAGGTGTACTGAAGGAATTCGGGGCGGGTAACAAGATCCGACAGAAAAGTTCCGCCGGAATAGTTTTCGGAAATAGCAGCCATCGGAAGGGCCTAAAAGAGTGTTTGCGGATGTCCCACTAGGACGAACGGCCAGCTTCAGCTTTAAGTAACCGGGCTTTTTCTGGATCCTTGCTCAGAAGAATCATCTGCTCGGTGACGTTAAAACTGTCCTTCAACCACGGGTTGGACTGGCCAGGAAGAGCGGTACTACGGGCACTACCCGCAACACCCATTCCGGCGGTATTTGTAGCTGCGAAGTGATGCTCGTAGCCACTGCCGGGATTTTTTAGGTTGGCCACATACTCGGCCACCGGAGTTTCTACGCCGCCAATAACAGCCACAGGCTGTCCATCTTTTGAACGCAGATTGTCCTCAACTAGACGATACAGCTGGTCCGGTGCTAGTGCACCAGCACTCGACAACTGAGAAATAGCAGCTGCCTTGAGTTGCTCTTTTGAGTAACCCTGGCGGATTTGCTCTACTTCCGACTCTTTGTCGGCCAGTTGTTGCTTCAGTGTTGTAATCGTCTGCTGAGCGTCTTCCCAAAGCGTCTTGTACTCGCCGGATTCGGCAAGTTTTGCGTCTTGGGCTTGTTTTTGGGCGGCCTGAACTGCGTCAAGTTGCTGTTGCAGCTTTTCGCGGTTCTCTTTGTCCTTTCGACGCTCGTTAATAAGCTCGAAATTCTTGGCCTTGAGTGCCTCAAGTTGAGCGCTGAGATCTTCAGTTCCAGCCACAGGCTGAGCAGGTGCGTTCTCCACAGGAGGTTGCGCTTGCTGTTCTTCAGACACGTTGTTTAGTAATTAACCAGTATCAGTCTACAGAATTCTCTTCAACTACATTTTCAGGTTGTTGTACTACAGGAAGCTCAGGTTTTTCGGCTTCGATCTCTTCAATGCGGTCCAGTTCTTCTTGCATGTCGATGTTGTCGGGCAGGATTTCGCCGCGACGGAGTACTTCAAGAAGCATCTCGTTGCTGATCTTGCCGTTTTCGTTCAGGGCGGAAAGAACGGCGACGTCTTGGCCAATCAAGCGGTAGTAGTCGAAGTCGCGGTCCACCGTGATGGTGGGTGGTTCGATTCCGACGTATTTGCCCGCGATGGCAAAGGCTTGGTTGAGGGCGCTTTCGAGTTCTTGGCTAATAATTGCCAGAACGGAGTTGCTTTGCGCTTGGTCGATGCGCTTAGCCTCGGCAG